GGGGCTTTCCCCTTGGCTTGGTGCTAACTACACCTCCGGAGACCCTTCCAGTGGCACTACGCGTTAGGACTTCGCGGATCCCTGTCAACTATGGCAAGGATTTCGCTCAAGTCACTTATCGCGGTTTCGTTGAGGCACTCCACTATTCACAGAGTAATCCCCGTATCAACGGGAATTACGTCGGTGGTGGTCCGTTCTACATGACCCGATTAACTCGGGACGTGTCTTCCGGACCTGGAGTCACGCATAGGAGAAACGACGTCGTCTGGAAAGGCAGTTTAATGCCTGTCACCAGAATGCCGCGTGATGTTCCTATCGTGTCCGCGAGCTCGTCTCAGAGTACCATTGCAACGGCGATGGGTTTGGGTACATACCAAAACCTCGCCAATGCTTCGGTTGCTCGTGGAGATTTTGCTCGAGGCTACGCACGCACTCGACCTGGTCAACCTCAGGCTGGTCTCGGTCAGTTCATTATTGAACTACGGGACTTACCGTCGGTAACTGGGTTGGCCCTTTACAGGGCCGGCATGCTCCGGTCTGTTCCATTTCGGGACATTCCGGGCCTGATCCAACACTTGGTCGGGAAGTTCCGGGCCTTAGGGTCCGAATACCTCAACCTCGTGTTCGGCTGGCAGCCTTTTGTCAAGGACCTACAAGAGATTTATCATCTCTCTAAGTCCATTGACAAGCAGATGGCGCAGATCATTCGGGATAACCGCAAGGGCATCCGCAGAAGAACTACGCTATCGGACTCAACGTCCACCGTCCCCTACACTACTTCCTACCAGGCGTCCTTTTACGGTGTATCAGGACCGCCTAGCTGGACTAGTGGTTCCGGAACGGTGACAAGTGTCACGACCACAACTGAGAAGATCTGGTACGTAGCTAAGTATTCTTACTACATACCGGACACCAACAGTTGGGGTTGGAATGCGCGGGCTCGCGCAGCGCTCTTTGGCGTCTTACCGACGCCGGGATTGCTGTGGGAAGTCCTGCCATTTTCCTGGATGGCCGACTGGTTCGGATCAGTGGGAGATGTTTTAAACAATCTCTCACCGAACGCAGTCGACAACCTTGTGGCGCATTACGCTTATGTGATGCACCATCTGAAAGTCGAGCACAGCGTTACGGCCTCTGGGTCGTGCGCTGAGTTCCACAATCAGTACGGGAACGATATTCCGGCTACCTCTTATTCCGTGATTGCTCGCGGAATGAGTGAGTCGAAGTCTCGCTTCCCGGCTTTTGCAGGGTTGGCCTTCTTCCCCGGTGGTAGTCCCGGACCCCTTTCGGGCCGTCAGACTGCCATCCTCGCTGCCCTGGGTTTATCCAGGGTTCCCCGTTAACCTTGAGGAACCTGTCGTGTTTGTAGACCCCCAGTCCGTCACCTATGGCGGAGCTACCAAGTCGCTTCCTGCTATTAGCAGGAGCGAAGACAGCTCCACGTACGCGCTGAACGATGCCGGAACTCAGTATACACTGAAGCTCTCGCATCAGTTCAAGGCCCGGAACCGCGTCGTCGCCCGCCTTCAGCGGGACGCCTACGCGTCCGATCCTCTCGTTCCGACCCAGAACATTCTGGCCGGAGCGACCGCGACTCTCACCGTCGACTTCCCCAAGATCGGCATGACCGCCGCTGACGCTGTGGCCCTTTCGAAGGCCCTCGTCTCTTGGCTGTCAGATGCTAATCTGGGCAAGTTGGTGGGAGGGGAGACGTAAGGGGTGGTCTCTACAGACACCCTGGATCCGCTTCCCTGAAAGGGGTACGGTGAAAAGCCTTGAAGGGCTTCTCAAGGATCTCCTGCATGACTGCGGGAGAAGGTGTAGTGCCCCCGTTATCCGTGACATTAAAACCGTCACGGAAAGAGTTAAACACGAGGGTGATAGTTTCTTGACTATCACCCTAGGTCGCTTCGCTGCCGATTTCGATAGAAGTCTGGCAGACGGCTACCTGGCCCCTGGCGCCTTCGCTTCCTTCCGGAAGAAGAGGACGTCAAGAATTCCCGAATTTCTTCAGGGATTCTTGGACCGCGTGTTTGACGCACGTGGACAGTTACGGCTTGACGCCGACATCGACTGCATTCGGGCAGTTAGGCAAATCTGCCTATTCTGCAAGAAAGTTATTCTGCCTTGCTCACCGAGCAGACAGGATGGCGCGATGACGGCTTACGCCGAGTGTGACCGTGAGGTCATGACGGAGCGTCCGGTTCGTTTCTGGGAGACATTCAGTCGGATCGGGGATATCCTGATGGAACACCTCGATCTCCAGACGGATGCCTTTGTGGAAGATTTCCACCCTAGGCATGGACCTGGCGCTACGCGGGAGCACATTTCTGGTAATCAGAAATGGGTTTTCCGGCGCTGGCATATGCGGCTTGAGATGGCTGGTATTAAGTACTGGAAGTACGCGAAAGCGTCCTCCCACCCTTCTTACCATCACCTCAATCCCTTGCCAACGTTCGTTGCCCCCCAGGACGAAGAGCCCGTGAGGGTCGTCTTCGTTCCTAAGACGGCTAGCTCTCCTAGAGTCATTGCGGTCGAGCCTGTGTGCATGCAGTATGCGCAACAGGGACTCGCCCGGATCCTCACGGATCGTATTGGACGGTCTAAGATGCTGCGTAGCAGTATCCTATTCCGTGACCAATCGATCAATGGTGGTCTTGCTCTTGAAGGTTCGAAAGATGGCTGTTATGCCACTATCGACCTAAAAGATGCTAGTGACCGGGTTAGCCTGCTTCATGTACGGACCGCCTTCCGTTCATCTCCAAAATTCTTGGAGTGGATGGAGGCGTGCCGTTCGCGAAGTGCCCAACTCCCATCTGGGGAAGTTCTCCAGTTGGAAAAGTGGGCGTCGATGGGGTCAGCACTGTGTTTCCCGGTTGAGGCAATAGTGTTCTATATGATCACTATGGCTTCAATAATCGAGAAGCTTAGACTGCCCGTGTCGGGACACGTCCTGACTGCACTTTCAGGATGTGTAAAGGTGTTTGGGGACGATATCATCGTTCCCGCCGCCTTAGCACTTGACGTCGTGGAGGCCCTCGAGACTATAGGTCTGAGGGTCAACAGACGCAAATCTTTCTGGACTGGTAAGTTCAGAGAGAGCTGCGGAGTGGACGCCTACGGCGGTGCAGAGGTAACGCCTTGTTACCTACGCCGTGGCGTGCCCAGCGACGTCAGCGACGCCTCTGGTCTTTTGTCGTGGTGTGCGACCGCTAACCAGCTAGAAGTAGCTGGTTACTATCGCACGGCGTCCTCCATGCGAGAGCATGTTGAACGCTACCTCGGGACCTTGCCCGAGGTGCCTCCCAAGAGCCAGGCTATTGGGTGGCTATGCTACAGCGAGTGTAGACCACCTAGTCGGTGGAACAAAGCGTTACAGAGGCGTGAAACCCTCTGTTACGTTCCTGTTTCCACCTTCGTGCCAGACTCATTACATGGTAATGAGCAAGCACTAGCCAAGTGTTTCCGGCTGATCGGTTCTTCAGAGCCGATCGATCGGTACCACTTGAGTCGTTCGACTAGGCCTTACGCCCTAACACTCAAG